TTCGGACTTTGCCTTTCGGCGCCTTCTCACAGACGAGCGTGCCGTTGTCCGTGGTCGCCAAGCGCTCAAGAACTTTTTCGACGCTCACTGGTCCCATTATTCCCCCAAGCCGCTCGGCGCTCGAGTTCGGACGCAGCGCAGGCCCTTGCGCTGTCGCTCGCGATACTGCCGCGAGCGTTCGGCAGCAGCGGAGGGCGCCCGCAACGGCGCTCCTGGGGCATTGTCATCCATTGATCTTTTCCTCACTAGCCGGAGCGGCGTTCAAACGCGAAACAGTTGGATTTTGATTCCGGCGCCTTCTCGCAGACGAGCGTGGTCTTGTCCGTGCCCTTAAAGTGACAGGCCTGCTGGAAACGCTAACTTTTTGTGGTGCCTGTCCCATAAGGCGTCTCTGGTCGCTTCGGGCAAATCGCCAAAGTCGACCCATACATCGCTTCCGGGAGAGCGGGCGAAGTATTCCCGCCCGACTTGCTGGTATTCCTCAGGGATATCGGAATAGACGCCGTAGGGGTCGGCTGTAAGCGCATATATCCACTCGACCTCAGCAGTTTCTGGATCGATATGAAGCCCGGCTTCCTTGCGGATCGCAAGCCAATTTTCAATTTCTTCCGCTGTCATCTTCTCGTTCGTCATTGTCGTGTCTCCTTTCTGAATGTTGATGCACATTGCCTATGACAGCCTGCGCGCTGTCGTTATTGTGGACGTGTTCCAGAGAGTTCACGTGTTTGCTCTTCCGACTTCGTCCGCAATCTCCACAACGAGTGACACCAACTCGCCGCCTGCGACCGATTTTGTCCAGCCCGTGAGCCAAAGCCGAGTTTTGGCGGGGAGGTCGCGCTCGATTGTGATTCCGCCACGGATGTTTGGGCAGGCTCGCGGGCGAGGTTTCCACCTTCCGGTCAGCGATCCTCGGCCGACGCGCTCAGCCATTGCTGGCTCCAATCTGACCGAAACGGTTTATCACAGTCGCGTGTAGCGGGACTTCGACACGGGTGAGTCGCAGCTCATGTACATCATTCCAGTCGGTGTCGACCTTGGTGGGAATCTGAACCTCGACGATGCGCCCATCCAATCCGAGCCGTTTGGCAAGCGCATAAGCTGCGGCCTGGCCTCCATAGTCTGGATCGTTGTCGCCAAAAATGACGATCCGTTTTGCCTCGGGCGGAGATTGCCAGGCGGCCAGCAGCCCGGCATTTCCGGCAGCCCAGCACGGAACACCGAAGAGCGCCGACGCAGACAGCGCGGTTTCGATCCCCTCGGCAATCCCCAGCGCGTCTCCGGCAGGCGCAAGGCGAATGGCCGCCCCTTTTGCAATAGTGCCCGGCATAAACAGTCGCGGCTCTATCACCGGCGCCTTGCGCCCGTCGTCTGTGAGGTACGTCCGGTGCAGGATCGAAGGTGAGCCATTCGGCCCACTCACCATCGCGATCATGGCGGGATGAAAGGACGGGCAATCAGACTGATAACGCACGTGATAGGCGATACGCAGGCACGCTGGAAAGGAGGTCAGGCCAGCGCGACGAAACAGGTAACGGCCAGCCGGATCACTGATCTCGATGCTCTTGCTTGATCGCCATAGTTTGTTCATCGCATCGCGTTTAGCGCGATCGCTACGTTCGCGCTTTGGCGCATCTACCGGCGTCGATCCGATAATAGCTTCGATCCGTTTTGCGGCCTCGCAAAACTCCCATCCATTTTTTCGCATTACCAAGGCAATGCCGTCGCCAGCTCCGCATTGTGAGCAAATCCACGTCCCCCGTCCTTCCTTGTTGTCCCACCGCCAGCGATCCTTGCCGCCGCACATGGGGCATGGACCATGCCTCCCGGTGAGGAATGACCCTCCGATGCCAAGCGCCGGCAGAATTCCCGACCAGCGCCCTTGAGCGCGATCTTTAAGCAGTAGCCTGTTGAGCATGACGTTGCTTGCTCTTCGCCCATGCGATCTGACGGGATTTGATCCATGACAACACTTTCGGTGTTGGTTGCATTACAGGAACGTCTTTGTAACCATTCGGCCAAACGCCGAACTTCTCCCGGAATTTGTGAGCGGCCCATCCGCTCGCGTAGCCGCGTCCTTGTGCGTATCCCATCAACTGTGCATAAAATGCTGCCTTCTCATCCTTCGATGCCGCATCTCCGCGCTTCGTTCGCCCAGTGATCTCAATGAGCTGACCGTCGACGACTTCAACGGTGTCGATAACCTCGGCCTTGAACCCACACGCCGGACACTTGAGCGTCCGTGGCGGTTTTAGGAACGAACACTGCGGACATTCTTTCGGCAAACGAATCCGATCAGAGGCCTTCGGTCTTGCGCGCGCACGGCCATCGTCGAGAGCTTCGTGGTGAATGTCGGTTACAAAGCCGAGCCGCAGATGCGTGTCGGAGTGGTCAAGGATCAAGCAATCTTCCTTGCCTTCTGCTGTTCGCAGTCCGCGACCGATAATTTGTACAAACAGGATCTCGGATTTGGTCGGTCTCGCAAGGACGATGCAGCGCACATCCCAATCAATGCCCGTCGTCAGGCACCCGACGTTGCACACCACGCACATCCGGCCGCTGTGGAATTGCCGCTTTGATCTCTGTGCGCTCGTTGATCGGTGTGTATGCGTCGATATAGCCCGTTGAAACGCCTGCTTCGGCAAACTTCGCTTGCAAGTGTTTTGCGTGGGCGCGATCGACCGCAAAGCAAAATGTCGGTCGGTTTTGTGCTCGCCGAAGCCAAGTATCCACGACGTCGGCGACGAGTGGATTGTCATTCATCACGCCGGACAGATCGCCTTCGTGGTAATCCCCAGCCACTGTACGAACTCCCGTCAAATCCGGGTGCGACGGCGCGAACACACGAAATGGCGATAGATAGCCTTCCGAAATCAAATCCTGCGTCGTCGCCGCGATAATCAAATCGTCGAAGTATTGCCCGAGGCCTCGCGTCCAAGGCGTCGCAGACAGCCCGATGAACGGCCGGCTTTGCCATGCCGGATCAAGCATCCATTGTCCGTAAAAATCGAACCAGCGATGGCACTCGTCGATCATTACTACGTCGGCTTCTGGGATCGGGCGACGTTGCAAGGTCTGCACGCTGGCGACCTGGACCGGCCGCGACCAATTCGTCATTGCGTTCATTCCCTGGATGACGCCGATATCGCGGATGCCATCATCCCAAAACGCCTTCACGGTTTGATCGACAAGAGACAGTGCCGGGACCGTAAAAATCACGCGCTTCTGCTTGGCTAATGCCCCCTCTGCCACAGCTGCCGCGACCAACGTTTTTCCGAAGCCAGTGGGCGCTTGCAGCAGCGGTTTGCGTTTGCCCGAGCCAAAGGATTGCCTCAACAGGTCGATTGCGCGGGCCTGGTGTGGTCGCAACTCCCGGTTCATGCCGGCCCCCTCCGCCCATCCGCACAAGCCAGTGCCTCACCGTTAGAGTTCATTCTCCCTTGGCTAGGAGTCTTCTCTGCCTCTGTGTCTGTCTCTGAGGACCGTGACGTTACGGGCCGTGTTACGCCGTCGTTACGCTGCCTGTTACGGTGCCGTCGCATCCGTTCAGCAGCCGTCGGATCTTCAACGTCACTCTTGTATTGTCGGCCGGCCCAGTTGTGGGGATGCGTTCCGGTCTCGTCGTACTCAATCAGCCCTTCCGCCTTCAGGCGATCAAGGACGCGCTCCGCCTTCTGCGGCTTCATGCGCAGCTTGAAAGCTATCTCCTCGATTGGCGGGAGGACGCCACGATTTGCCGAAGTCAGACACCAGAGATTGATTAGTGCCTTGAACAGGGATGGATCGAGCCGCTGTACCTTAGGGTCATCGACAAGATCATCGTAGACGCGGAACCAATAGGTCATGGCGCCACTCCGCATTTGGCGCTTGCGTCGGCGACGATAAGTGATGCGATGATCCATTCCGACAACACAGGATTCTCCTCTTCGCTCAATGGCTGAACGAAAAGCGAAAGTGTCGGAATGGAATTGATGTTATTGAAGTCTCAGGAGACTCTTAATCAGCGGGTCCAAGGTTCGAGTCCTTGTGCGCCCACCATTCAATTTTTAGGCTTTTGAATTTGCTTGTACTTTTCGGAAGAAAGCCCCACCGCAAAAACCGGAACAACCCCCACGATCAAAATAACTCACTGCTGGCCGAATAATTGCGTCGCTCGCGAGGCGTGAATGGCCTAGCCTAGTTGACCTTCTCAAGCCCGAGCTCTTCGAGAATGCCGGGCATCGAATAGTTGAGCTGTTCGATCGCCCAGCTCTTATTTCGAAGCACGAACGCGCGAACTTGGGATAACACTTCGTCGACGAGCAGCCCGGGTCCTGGCGCTATCTTCGACGGCGCAAGGGTCTCATAGGTCTCGCGTAGATAGCTGCCTGATGGCGGAGTGCGGGCAAGGTCAACCCCGCAATAAAGAAAAAACGATTGATATGCTGCTAGGAACAAGGCGTTGCTTGCCCTGCGCGCGATCTCGTTGCGGTATTGCGGCAGCATCAGGATGAAGGCACTGATCCAGTCCACCGGGTAGAACGATTCCGTAGTGCCGAATTGATTTGGCGGCAGTCCTAAATCAACGATCACGCGCGTCAGGAGATTTGGACCCCAGTCTTCGCGCCGTTCGCTTGTGTGTCCGACGGCGCGACATTGCGCGTAAAGTTCCGCAGCAAGCGGATCGCCCGGCGGCATGCACATCTGGGCGCCGTTTATCACGACGCGCCTTTCAACCTTTTCGTTCTCTTGCGCCCAGGCACGGATGTCGTCGGGATAATCTTCGGCCAGGCAGATCGTGTCGACATCAACGTACCAACCGCCTTGGTCGAGCAGCAGCTTGTAACGGAACAGGTCGGAGAATGGCCCGACATCGGCATTGCCGGTAAACGGATTCGCGATGAAAAAAAGCTCGCTGCGCGGCAACGTCTTGCTCGCGTCTACTGGCATCACGCCGGCCGGAACTTCCATGTGTTCGTACACGTGCGGGCGCAGCTCGTGGCCGCGTCGCACGAATGACGAGAGGCACGCCCACTGAAAAGCGCTAAGGGGGCGACCGAACCAAAAGGCGTTGAATGTCGTCATGACGCGGTCGCGAACAGAAGACCGGTGCTCGTCATATGGTTCCACCATCCCTCGTTGGCTGCCACCGAGCGGATGTAGTTCGTCTCAACATCGAAGAATCGATAGTCCAGCTCAGCCAGCTTGCCGATCCAGTAGTCCGCAGGCTGGCAGTCGACATGGTGATATCCTTCCTGACCGGGGACGGCGTGTGTCATGAGGATGACCTTGCCGTTGCATAGCGTGCGCAGCAGGTTGGCGAGATAGGTCGCCTTGAGATGCTCGACCACCTCGACGCATAGGACGAGATCGACCGGCATCACGTAGGGCGCGACTTTCAGGTCATGGAGGGCGATCGGAGTGACCGCTCTCCGAATGTTATGCTCTAGACCGTCAATCCCATGGGCAATCACGCCAGCGCGCCGAAAGTGGTCCACTGCGTGTCCTTCGCCACAGCCCACGTCCAGCATCGACCTGATTGCAAAACGCCGCACCACCCAATCCCAGACTTGCGGCGTGAATCCTCCTGTGTCGCCGTGGCGGAGGTTGCCGGCGAGATCGGGATGCTCGCTATCAATGACAAAAGGCAATGGAGCAGGCATTTGGAGCACTCGTGACCATCCTAGTGGACCAAATCTGACAATTCGATTCGCTCAGGGATTCCCTGTCGGGCTCGCGTGTGCGAGTCTGAGGAATGCACGAGCGAACGAACATTCAATTGAGTGCGATCGACCGCAGCGCGCTTGAG